CAAGAATTAAAGCATCTTCATTATTTTTTAAACAAGACCATATACTTCTTTTATTTCTATCATTACTTTTTTTAGTACAATTAATTACAAAATAAAACCAAATTTGATCTTTAAATTCTTGTAAAAATGTATAATTAGGCTTTGGTCTAGTATAATTCCAAATATGTTCGCATACTTCATCTGGAAGATGAAATTCATTACCAATTGTAAAACATACAGTTAAAAATGTTGGATCAATATATTGCATCTTATTAATATTTTATTAATTATTTAACTCTTTAAGTTCTTTATTACGTCTTCTAATAGCATTCATAATTTTAATATCTTTTTTGTATTTAATTTTATTTGATTCAAATTCTTTATCAATCTTTTTTAATTTCTTAATTGCTTGATCTTTTGTTCCATAAAAATCAATTATTGTATTTCTTTTAAATTTTCCTTCTGGATTAACTAGTTTATCTAATTTTTCAATCATTTCTTCATCTTCTTCTTCAAATCCTAAAACTTTTCTGCAACCATATTTCTTTCTATATAAATCTAAATTGTCTGCTTCAAGCAAATTCATACTAATAGTTCTTTTAGCAAGATTGAATTTAGTTGTATCAGTAGCTTTTGCTATTTCATCTAAAAGATTATTTTCTTTCTCTTTTTTATTTATGATGCTTTTTCCTTTTTGATAAGTCTTTTGATATTTTTTTCTATTATCATTATGATCTTTACAAAAATCTCCTCGACATGGTTTATCACAAATATGACCTTCTTTTTTTCCTTGTCTAAATTTATATGCACAGTTATTACTCATTTTCCAATAATATTACATAATATCTACTCTTTTATATCATTTTAGATATACTAACTATATATTCTATTCTCAGTAAAAGAGATTATTTTACTCTTTTCAAGATCTAAAATTCACATTGGTAAAATAAATCGATTTTTACTACTTTAACTTTATCAAATTCTAAATATTTAAAAGAGTAAATTATACTCTATTTATTAATAAAATATATTATTTATTATTATTATGAATAATATATTAAAAAAGTATGCAGATATGGCACTTTCTGATACTGAGTTATTGAAGATAGTTGATGGAAGAGCTTCAGTTATTTTGTATCCTAATTTGATTAATTATAAAAATATTGATGAAGTATTGGGTCCATTTAGAGCAGCATTTATTCTTTTTTGTTCTGAATATACACCAACAAAGAAATTTGGGCATTGGTGTTTAGTATTTCAACAAGATCATGGAATTATTGAATTTTTTAATCCATATGGAGGTTATCCTGATGATAGTTTAAATTATATTAGTCCAAAAGTTCAAAAAGAATCAAATCAGTTTCATACAACTTTGAGTAAACTTATGTTAAATTCTCCTTATGAGCTTAGTTATAATGAATTTCCTTTTCAAAAACATGGAAATGAAATAAAAACATGTGGTAGATGGTGTTCTGTTAGATTAGAATTTAGAGCTATGGATATTTATGAATTTAAAAAATTCATTGATAACATATCAACTAGATTAAAAATTAGTCCAGATGAATTTGTTACTTTGATGACTATGAGTGTAAATAAATAATCTTCTTTAATTTGATATAATGACAAATGTATATTCATGTATCCCAAAACACATAGATAATGTCTATGTTAATGTTGTATTTCAAAATACTACTGGAGGTGAAATTTTAGCTAGTTACAATGAAACTAAAACTATGCCATTTATAGATAAACCAAATGAATATTTTTTAACTGTTCTTAGAATGGATATTCCATTAAATGGAGTTCCTTTATTTATTATGCCAATAATACCAAATCAAGGTAATCCTAATTTGACTCCATTTATATTTAGTATGGGAGGATTATCTGGAAATGTTGTTTATACTCCAGATAATAATCATCCTGCACCAATTCAAAATCTTCCAACTCAAGTTATTTCTAATTATTATTATGTATTCTCATTTGATAATTTTATTTCATCTATTAATGCATTATTAGTAAATATTGCAACTGTTGGACTTTCACAACCAGCACCATATTTTACTTTTGATTCTATTACTCAATTATTAACATTACATTATCCATTATCATTAGTAACAGCAGGTCTAACATTATCAATTAATGCACCAACAGTAAACTATTTTGAAGGATTTAGATTATTTTTTAATACTACTACTGATTTATTTACATTTATTGTTCCAGCAAATTCATCTACTCCAGTTCCAACTGAACCAATGGCTCAACCAGAATATCTTATCACACAAGAATATAATGCTATGGAATATTGGTTAAGTCTTAGAAAAATTGTTTTATTATCAAATAAAATTCCCATTAATCCAGAAATTGTTCCAGCTTATTCATCAACTGGAAGTCAAACTGGTCAATTTAATACACTTCCAATAATTACTGATTTTGTTCCTAACATTGAAACATCAGCACAATCAAGATCTGTAGCTGTTTATAATCCAAGTGCACAGTATAGACTAATTGATTTAATTAAAAATACTCAACTTTATGATTTAGATTTGAAATTAATGTGGTCTGATAAACTTGGTAATTTATTTCCAATATTTATAGAAATAGGTCAGCAAGCTAGCGTTAAACTTGCATTTTTACGAAAGGATCTTTATCAACACAAAATAGAAGATTTTTGTGCTTAAATTTAAATTATAATAATTATCTTTGTTAGTATTATAATTCATTATGTCATTATCGTATGAAAAGTTAGATTGTATTACTGTCAGAGATCCTCGTACTCTTGTTCTTAATAAGAGAGAATATGCAGTATTGAAGAGTGGTAGTAGAACTAATTGGAAACCCTTTACAACAAACTCTATTAGTTCTAGTAATATTAGTTTTACATGTCCTCCACCTTCAGCTCAGTTCTATACAGATCGTAAGCAATATTTCTTGCTTCCAATTCGTCTTAGTTTTACTGGAACTGCTCCTACAGGTCAGCTTCTTCTAAATCCTGGACAAGATTGTCCAAGAGCTTTTCCTATAAGTTCTGCTATAGATTCACTTCAAGTTACTATTAATAATGAAGGAGTATCTATTCAAATGGCTGATGTTATTCAAGCATTAATGCATTTTAATACTGATGAAAAACTTTCTGAATTAGATTATTCAATGACACCTAATCTATTAGATCAAGCTCAACAATATTCTAGTTTGTTTGGAACTAATAGATCACCAATGGCATTTTATGGCGATACTACTGATAAAGCTATGTCATCTCGAACAGCATTTCCTTTTACAGTTGTATCAAATACTAATACTACTGCTGTTGTAGATATGCTATGCTGTGAACCACTGTTCCTTTCTCCATTCTATTGGGGATGTGGAAATGAGTCTGGTTTTTTTAATGTCTCTACAATGGACTTTAATATAACCTTCCTTAATCAAGCTGGTAACAGAATGTGGTCTCATGATGCTGTTAGTGTTGGTGTACCTACAACTATCACTAATGTACAAGCAACATTTAATAATTTTAGTCCTGCATTCTCTTATGCAGTAAATCAACCTTTCATGTTATTCCAACATATTTCTCCACAAGAAAATATGATTATTCCTTATAATATTCCTATTACCTATCCTTATTTTGAAGTAATACGCTTTAATACTGATTCTGGTAATTCTATTGCTGCAGGTGGTTTCTGGAATTTTACTAGTAATAATATTCAGTTATCTAATATACCACGTCGAGTATATGTGTATGTAAGAGAACGTAATGCAGATCTTTATTCAACATGTCAGAATCCTGATACATACTTTTCATTAGAAGCACCATTTAATTTACAGTGGGAAAATGAAAGTAATTTATTCAGTTCAGCTACTAAACATGATCTTTATAAAATGTCTAAGAAAAATCATTGTAATTTGAGTTGGACACAATGGTCTGGTGGTCCAGTAATGGGACAAAATTCATTTGCTACTGGAGATCAGTATGGTACAGTAGGATCTATTTTATGTTTTGAATATGCAACTGATGTTGGTCTACCATCTCTTGATGCTCCAGGAAAACTCAAACAAGCTACATTTTCAGTTAATGGTATTGCAAAGAATATATCAAATCGTACTATAACTCCTAGTGTATATGTTGTTGTAGTTTATGAAGGAACTTTCACTATAACTGGTCAAGGACTTGCAACAACGAATCTTGGAGTAATTACTTCAGAAGATATTCTAAATGCTCAACAAGCTCCATTTGTTAACTATTGTGATATTGAAGATGTAAATGGAGGAAATTTCTTATCGGGTTTAAAATCATTTGGCAATAAAATTTTGAATGCAGGAAAAGATGTAAATAGTTTCCTACGAGAAAATAAGCTAATTTCTGGTATAAGTGGCGCAATACCTATTCCACAATTGCAAGGAGTTAGTGCTATTGCTAAAACATTAGGATATGGTCAAGGTGGATGCGGATGTTGTGGTGGATGTGGATGTATGGCTTGTAGAGGAACTGGTGTTTCAGTAGGTGGTGAAGATGATGATATGTATGGATCTGGCAGCTATGGTGGTGCTAGACTTAGAAGAAAATCACTTCGTCGTCGACTTCGTTGAAAATAATTAAATTATTCTTTTGTAATAATATAATTATTTAATTATGATTAAGAAAAAATTAATTTCAAGTTATTCAATTCCAGAAAAACAGGCTATTAATTTAATAACACACTCAGATAATATTGAACCAGTAGGTTCATTTGCATATAAAATACTTTATCCTGGTGATATTGATATTCGTGAACAAGTAACTGTTTGTTGTTCTAAATTAGATGCCATTACTAAAATTGCTGCTGATATTAAAAATATTGTTCGTGGAATAATTACTGTTCCAGGATATTATATTGCTGACTTCAAAGCAGGAATTGATAGAAGATTTAAACAATCTGATCCTGGATATGTAGTTAGATGGAGTGATCATGAAATATTGCGTGGTTACAAAACTAATCCAGCAATAACATTAGAACAAGCACTTCTTGATCCTACAATTGTTAAATTAGATATTTGGGCACCTAATAATGGACGATATATTGAAGTATCAAATTTTTTAATTTTACAATTTGTTGATTCTATGGGTAATATTAGTCTACTTAATGGTGATCCTCCAGAC